TACCCCATGCCGCGCTTGGGGTCGTAGTCGTCCTCGGTAGCCGCGAGACCGCCGGCGACGAGCGAGCAGCACAGGTCGACGATGTCGTCTGGCACCGGGTCGTACCCGGAGTCGAACGTGACCTCGAGCTCGCCGGGGATGTCTCCGGGCATCTGCCAGTAGCCGTTGAGCCACAGGCCCGAGCCGCGGAGCTTGTAGTCCGTGACGGGTGCCCCGTCGAGGACCACCGAGGACACCGAGCGCACTGGCTTCGCGGGCAGCTCGATGCGGCGCGACGCCTCGGTCCACATGGTGACCGTCGCAGTCACGCGGGAGATCGCGCACCCCGCGGCGTCCCGGATCGCGGCGGATGCTGCATCCAGCAGCGCCGCGACCCGGGACGTGTTCGTGGTGTCGATCCCCCGGGCCTCGAGGTCGTCCGTCGAGGCGATCGGGGGCAGAGCCACGGCGACCTCCTTCGGTCAGGCGTTCGGGTCGTCGCCGTCGGGGTCGGCCCCGTCGTCGCCGTCGTCACCCTCGTCGTCGGCCGCCTGGTGGGCGGCGACGAGCTCCTTGAGCTCGGGCAGCTTCGTGCCGTCGGGCACGTCGATGCCGAGGTGCTCGGCCCACGCCAGCCAGTCGGCCTTGGGGCTGTTGCTCTTCGGCTCGGTCAGCTCGGTGGACTTCGGCTCGGGCGGGCCGTCGACGTACTCGAACCCGCGGGTGCCGTCGCCGACGACGATCTCCGCCAGCCCGCGCGCGATGTCGGTGATGACCCCCGTCGGGTCCTTGACCCGGGTCACGGGGTCACCGACCACTTCGCCACCGCGATCGGGCGGATGACCTTCGCGCCGTAGACGTGCAGACCGCGCAGACGGTCGGCGATGCGGTCGTTCGCCCGCATGGCCTCGGTCTTCTCGATCTGGTTCACGTAGGCGAGCGCCGGCCGGTAGAACGCGAGCGCGAACGGCTCGTCGACGATCGGCAGGTTCTCCGACGTGTAGGTCTCGAAGCCGAGGATCCGGCCCACGGTCGCCTCGCGCAGACCCGCCGGCGAGCCGGAGGTGTCGACGCTGGTGATCTTCGAGCTCGCGTCCACGAGGAGCGCGTCGAACTCGCCGTTGCAGACCAGCACGCGCTGAGACTGCGGGACCTTCGCCTGGTTCATGCTCTTGCGCAGGTCGCGGACGATGTTGAACGCGCCGTCGCCCGTCGTCGGGGCGGCACCCGACAGGCCGATGCCGGCGCCCGTCGCGGCCGTCGCCAGGATGAACTTGTCGGCGTCCTCGACGAGCCCGTCCGCGGCGGACCGCGTGTAGGCGTCCATCGTCCCCGCCGCCTGGGCGCGGTCGATGTCGTCGACGTAGAAGTCGAAGTTCTTCTCCTGGTCGATCAGGAGATCCTGGCCGAGGTCCGAGGTCGCCTCGGGCAGCGTGGTGCGCGGCTTCGGGGCACCGCTGGTGCCGCCGTTCCCCTCACCGATCGAGTAGTCGAAGATCGACACGTCGACGGCCGAGGTGATGTGCACCGTGTTGCCCTTGGTCGCGTCGCCCTCGTACTGGCGGTTCGCGAGCGTCGCGGCGATGGCCTGCTCCCGGAAGCTGGTGAGCATGTCGGATGCCCAGACCTCCGGGATGAAGTTGGTGATGGCCATGAGGCCCTCCTTGTCAGTTGGTCTTGCCGGCGAGGAGGTCCTTGAGGAGTCCCTCGCGCTTGGCGGTGGCGATCTGCTCCGGGGTCTTGCCCTGGAGGTCGGCCTTCGTCCACTGCTGCTTCCCGGCGGGACCCTCGCGGTGCGCGGTCGGGGAGTGGATGATCGGCCCGGTGCCGCCTTCCGCGGCGAGGTACGGCTTGGACTTCACGAGGCCCTCGAGGGCCTCCTTGACGGCGGAGGTGTCGACCTCGCCGTCGTCGCTCACCTCGAACTGGTCGAGGTCGAGATACCGCAGCGCGTCCGCCGGGTCCTTGAGCAGCTGCGCGGCCGCGGCACGCACCTCGGCCTTGCGGATCCGCTCGTTGGCCTTCGCGATCGCGTCGGCCTGGACCTGGGCCCGCTCCTGCTCGGCCTGGTGCTCGGCCTCCCGTCCCTCTGACGCCGCCTTGATGGCGGCGAGCTCGTCGCGGTTGGCGTTGAGCTTCGTCTCGAGGTCGCGGTTGACCTTGCGCTGCCCCTCGAACTTGGCCTTCCAGTCCGTCTCGGCCTGGTCAGCCGCACCCGAGGTGGCCTCGGTGGTGCTGGCGCCGTCGGCAGTCGACTCGTCGGCGGCGCCGGTCTCCGTGGTGGTGCTGCCCCCGCCGGCGGGCTCGCCGTCGGTCGGGGTGGTCATGAACATCAGCCGGTGGCGGACGCTCTTGCGCATGGCGGTGTCTCCCTTGCGGAGGTGGTGCTGGCGTCCCTTGCGGACGTCAGGCGGTGAAGACCTGCCCGCGGGTGGCGAGCAGGAGCCGGTATTCGGCCTCGACGCGCGCGGCGACGGCCGGTGTCACGGGGCGGGTGCGCCCGGACGCGCTCGAACGGCCGTAGCCGGTCAGGGCGCCCGTCGGGTCGGGGCGGTTGGTGAAGCCGGGCGACTGGAACGGGTCGCGGCCCTCGAGGACCGCGCGGTACCGCTGCTCGGCGTCGTAGACGCGCCTCTCGGCGGCCGTCATGGTGTAGCGGCTGTTCGGGTCCCGGACGCCCGTCCCGCGGGCCTCCTCGACCGCCTGGGAGGCCGCCTTGCGGGTGCCGCCGCGGCCCATCTGCCCGAGGCCTTCGACCTGGCCGCGCAGCGCGCCGCCGGGGACCTGCCCGCCGGGGAGCACGTACCCGTGCTCGCGCAGCAGCTGCAGCGCCCGCTGCCGGTCGCCGCCGGCCTGGGCGTAGATCAGCTCGGGCGTCATGCGGCGCTGGCCGGGCTTGAGCAGGGTGCCCGCGTTGCCGCGGCGCGTGGTGCCCTCGAGCGTGAAGTTCCCGTTGCGCGTCATGCCGCGGTGGGCGTTGACGACCTGGGAGACGTCGGCGCCGTCGCGGATGGCCTGCGCGTTCGCCTTCCCGAACGTCTTGTCCTGCTCCGCCTCGGACATGTCGCCGAACGCCTGGTACGGGTCGTCGACCAGCCCCTCGTCGCGGGCGGCCGCCGTCGAGCCGGCGCGCGAGGCCACGTGGACGCAGTCGCAGCGCGGGTGGCGCAGGAACCCCGCGTTCCACCGGTAGAACCGGCCGGCGAGGATCAGGCAGCGCGAGCACGACGGCGGGTTGAGCATCCGCACGTAGCCGACGCCGGGCCGGGTCGTGACGTCGACGCCGGCGGCCTGCCGGCCAGCGTCCGCGACGGTCGTCGAGACGATCTTGTCGAGCGCGGAGCGGCCCATCGTCAGGGCCTGCGACAGCTCGTACCCGGTGGCGATGGCGTCCTTCGTCGTCGTCGCGGGCGAGTACAGCAGCCCGGCGAGGTCGCGGCCGTCGGACGCGTACCCGCCGAACGCGCGCGGGTCCGTGAGGTCCTCGGGCGGCACCCAGGAGTCCTGCTCGGCGAGCGTGGGCGCGGAGTACGTCGCGCCTGCGGCCGCGGCCTGCACCTGGATGCCCACCAGGACGGGCAGCAGCTGCGCCAGGGCCTCGTCCCACGACTGGCTGATGAACCGGCCGTCGACGCGCCCCCAGGCGCGCCTGGACGCCTTCACGGCCACCAGCTGCAGGCGCTGCATCTGGCGGTAGTGCTCGACGGCGGCCGCGGGGATCGTGGCCACCGCCGCTCACCCGCCGGCGGTGAACGCTGCGACGTCGCGGCCCATGCGCTCGAGCGTCGGGTCGGCGTTCTCCTCGCGGATCATGTCCATGACACGGTCCACCTCCTGCGGCGAGAGGCCGTACTCCTCGGCGATCCACCGCATCGGGAACCCGACGCCGCGCATCTTCTGCAGGCCGTCCATCAACTGGGCCTCGGAGCGGTACTGCGGCTTCTTCCACAGCACCTTGCCGACCGCGATCCGCTCGGCCCGCGCGGTGTCGCCCTCGGCGAGCGCCGCGAGGCGGTTGACCTCGCGCACTGCGGCGTCGGCGTAGGAGATCCGCTCCTGGGCCTTGGAGACCAGGCCTGCCTCCGCGAGCTCGTAGCCCGCGGCCGGCACGTTGGCCGACGACGACGCGATCAGGTAGTGCGAAGGGGTGCGGGTCTGCGCGGCGATGTGCGCGACGGCCTGCTCGATGACCTTGGAGAAGCCGTCCAGAGTGGCCGGCTTCCACTCGTCGACGGAGACCGGCTGGCCGGAGCTGCCGGTGAGCCAGGCGACGCGGTCGCGGATCAGGGCATCGAGCTCCATGGGCCGCTCGCCGATCTTCACGCCCTCGTCGTTGAGGATGTCCTCCTTCGGCATCTCGCCGTTGAGGATCACCCGCCCCGGCAGGGACGCGTAGTCGAGCGCGTTGAGCAGGTACGCCCAGACGAGGTTGATGGAGTCCTGCATCGGCATCACGAGACCGATGTCGGAGATCGGGTCGTTGTCCAGCAGGGACTGGTTGCGGAACTCCACGAGCGGGACGGCGCCGAGCGTGTTGGCCCGCGTGTCCGCGTCGCGGAAGTTCCACCCGGTGACCTCCGGCGGGACGCGCCGGTCGCCGTTCTCCACCGCAACCTTCTCGCGCTCGAGCGGCACGATCATGGTCGGCAGCAGCAGCTCGGCG